TGAATGAAGCGATAACCCATGAAGGAAGTCACCTTACCTTCTGCGAGGCTCTTACGAACAGCGTAGTCGGAGTTGATGATCTTATCTTCGTTCAACAGGTCTTCAAACTGACGAGCAGTGATGAAGCAGTTCAGGACGGCGTCCTGATCCATAGCTTCAAGCTGAAGCATTGTTGTGCGAAGACCCTTGAGTTTTTCGATGGAGAGACCAGTGTTTGCACCAGATGCGGCATTGCCGAATCCAGCGAACTCAGAACCAACAGAGATACCTTCAGTTCCAGCACCACCGATGGCAATTGTGGAATTAGTGCCGTCTACGTCGGTTGCTGTCACCTTGTTCGAAGAACCATTGGACGTAGCACCCACAACAATGTTGTGACTGTTTGTGTCGCTGGCCCCCTTAACAAAGGAGATCACGGTGTCACCCTTCTTGCCTGTGTAGGCATTACCGAAGTATTGCTCAAGGAAGAAGTCGTCCTTTTTACGCTTCGTAGAAGCAAGGAGGGCTTGGGTGTAAGCGTTTTGAGGGTCCTCAGCTACACGCTTGAGGTCTTTCTCGTCGATAGGCTTGCCGAGTTCGAAGTCACGGAGGCCGATACGACGACGATCAAAGTCAATCTCGGAAATCGGGTTGTCCCCGTAACGAGTTGTATCTTCAATCATGTCTTCGGCTTCGCCGACGCGATCCCAATACTGGTATTCGCTCTTTTGACTGTCCTTCTGCAAGTAGGGTTCGAAAACAGATTCCGTTTGCTGGAATGCTTGCTCGATGCCCGCTTTGAATTGATTCACAAAATGTGTCTCAATGGAAGATGCGTTTCCTGACATAATATTTTGAAATAGAGTGGTTAAACAAGTGCAGCATAGCTGCGTTAATTTTTCTTTCGAAAAGCTACCCTTTCGGACTCTTCTGACCTTGCGAGGTCATCGGCCTTCTAAAGCTGTTCAACGGACTCTAAAAATAAAGCTCCCCGTCATTGGACAAGAAGCTTTAGAGGAAGAAGGGGGTCATGTCAAGGCTTTGGCTCCAGTATCCCAAAAATAGCCGTAATCTGGCCTTTGTAGTTCTTGTGCATAATTACTCGGGCGGATACAACTTTTTATAGAGCGCTGTGCGCTGTGCGAGGATGCGCTCACGCTTCTGGCGGTCTGCCATACTCATTTCAGAGGGATCAGACATAATCAGCTGCTGGTGCTGTGTGTCGATTTCTTCGATCTGGGCTTTGAGTCCAGCAACCGTCTGGTCACCGAAGCCAGCGGGGTCACCACCGCCACCTTGCAGCCCAAGGTCACTGACCAATGGGGACAAGCGGTTAAACAGTTTCATGACCGCTGGGTGGTTGGCCACCTGTGGGCTCCATTCCATTAGTTCAGCAAGTTCAGGTATCTCCTGAACCAGAGCTTCATAGGCCTCGTTGGCCGCGCGATGATTGACTTCATACTGGTCGCCCCACTCCTTTTGCAAAGATGATACCTTTTCCTTTACGTCGGAAGCGATCTGCTCGTTTAAAGAGCCTTCTGCACCCACAGTCCGTTCAGCCCACACTTGAGCAAGTTGGTTGGCCTGACGTTTTGTAAGGCCGAGGTTGTGGGCCACTTCTTTCAGTTGGCCTGTGGTTTCCTCATCAAACTTGTATTCCTTGGTTTCGCCGTCCTCGGAAAGCTTTAGCTCAAGGGACTCAGGCAACTCATAGTCACTGGATGTCTCAGGACGCAACTTGGAGTAGAAATCATCCCACTCATTGTCACCCCAATCGTCACTTGGGACAGGGAGTCGCTGTTTCCCAAGCATCTTCTGAGCATTGACCGTCTGGTCAGCCAGCGCCTTGAGAGACTTGGTCTCTTTGAAGATCGGCAGTTCTTTCTGTTCATCCGACAAGGACTCACGGAACTGGTTGTAGACATCCTCGGAACCGAAGTCCAAGGGTTCTGGTGCTGGATCATCTACAGGTGGCTTAGGATCGTCAACTGGAGGTGTGGGATCATCCACTGGTGGTTCGTTAATCGCCATATTATTCTGGGTTATGTCGTTGGTTATTTTCGTCCTCTATCATTGTGATGAGGTGTTGAGGGTCGTCCTTGCCCAAGATTTGCAGGTAGCTCATAGCAAGTCTGCGGGTGGCTTCATCAGCCACGATCTTCATGGGGTCGTTGGAAAAGGTGGAGCGGGTGACTCCGCAGTGCTTCAGAAACACTTTGAAAAACCTCTGACCATGTGGTGTTTCCAAAATGGCTTCAAGGTCCTCTCTTAGTTCCTTTTTCTCGCGGAGGCGCTGAACTGGTTGTGTGAGTTTTTCTAGCATTACATATTAAGCAACTGGCCGATACCTTCTGGGTCGGTTTGGCGTGCGGTAGCAACATCTTTCATAGCACCCGCCATTTGAGGTGCTGCACCCATCATTTGCTGTTGTTCTTCGGCTTGGGCGCGTTGTTCTTTCGCTGCTTCGACATCCTTCTTGGATTTGACGATGCGGCGAGGGACATTGCGGTAACGGCTGTAAGCGTCCATGAGCTCCTGCTCGTCCATACCATCCATAAGCTCTGGCTTAATTTGAAACAACGGTGTCATGTCTTGTAAGAAACCAGAAATGTCACTGATCTTGGAGGAATACTGCGCGTAGGCCGCTGGGCTGGTATAGACGATCTCCAGTTCCATGCCTTGCACGGAGGATGGTGCTTCGGGTAATTTCCCTTGTTTGTCGAGAATATCGAAAGCAAGTTCAATAGCTGGTGACACAAACTCAGACTCTTGGCGAGCCAGCTGTGGTCCAAGCTGTTGAAGCATTTGCCCACGCTCATCCTGAACTTCAAGAACGGATTGGCGCTCTTTCTTCTGTTCACGGATGATCTGATCCACAAAGAACGCACGGGTGATGGCTTCCTGTTCTGAGGACATCATCTCAAGTGTGAGGTTTGGCTGACTACCTGACATCACAGGCTGAGGTGCCTCGGAGCCAGCCGTCCGCCAGATCATTTGGCGTGAGCCGTAGCGCATAGGTAGCAAAATACTATCCTCTTCCGCTGTCATTGGTGGGGAGTTGCTGAGCTCTGCACTCTTAATCAACTCTTTCTTCATTTTGTTGATCATCTGGATGTTGGACAGGCAAGTCATCGCGGGACTGCGTCCCCAGACCTCACCCGACACCAGTGACCATCGTGGCACTAGGAATGGAAAGTAGCTCATACCACCAACATCCAGCACCTGCTTCAGCTGCGGACACCAGTAGGTGGTCTTGAAAGGTCGCTCACTGCCAATTCGACCACCTTTACGTGCACGAATGTCCCGATTGGGTTCCACCGAGTAAATGAGTTCATACTCCTTCTCAGCAGAGCGAGCATCAAAATCATCCATACCGAGGGCATTTGGGAACATCTGGGCAATCTGCTTGGAGCGCATTCGTCTGCGATAATACATTGTGTCCACTTCGTTGCTCATATCCACATCAAAGAAGCAATCAGCGAGTGGGCATGATTTAAAGCTCACACCTTGCTTGGATTTGCGGACATGGGTCACTGCGGTCCCGAAGGACCCTTGGTCGTGAAAATTCTCATGCCCAGCTGCGTAGAATTGCGTCTGAGGCAATGAGAAGTAGTGATATAAAATGTCGGATACCGCCTCCAGATAGATGAGTTGTTCGTCGGTAAGTTCGGAGGACGGTATCCCTTGAGGTTTTAAATACGCCCACCGATCCGATTTAGGGATCAAGTAAGACGAAAGACCATTGGCAAACATCTGATTTGCCCAGACAGCTGTGTGGTCGTAGATAAATTTCGAGCCTTCTTCCTGAGAAGAGCCAAACCCTTTAGTGGAGTCATTAAAGTTGGTCCCATTCGGGCGCAGAAACTTCTGCACATCGCAGAGTGTGGACTCAATACCACCACGTAGGCGCTTGAGCTCCTCATACCTGTCCTGAAGACGTAGGCGTTCGGGGGTCATCTCTGAGATATTAGAGTCCACTACCTAGTTTTTTCTCCTTTTGTAGGTTGGCAGTGACACCTGTAGCCTGTTTGGTTACCTTACGCTGAGTGTTCGTAGGGTTCACAGTCGTCGCCGCAACCTTTGGTTTCTTGATCGGGCGCTTCGCTATCGGCGCAGGGGGTGGTGGCGGCGGAGGTGGAGGTGGTGGCGGCGGAGGTGATTTAGGTGCTGATCCCATAATATCTTCTAAGCTTGTTGGTTTTCAGGAAACGAAGGCGCTTCCTCTTATCCTTTGCATAACGAGCAAAGGCAACTCTGTCAAGATGATAGGGCATGTGCTGCAAGATTGTGCGTATTGGGTGCGGTGCGGATGACCCCGCATAGGTTACATACCAATACGGGTCCTGATCTTGAGGTGACGCTGGGTCGTGCGGGTCGACTCGGGTCTCCCTGTGCCCAAGTATCAATGTATCGGGGGTGCGAAACACAAAGGTCTCAAAATGAGGTGGTGCATTGAGGTATTGATCCAGAAGCGCAATGAAATCCTCGCCCATGGAGTGATACAACACCACTGCCTTGTCCATTTCAGACAAGTGGGTGATGGTTTCTCTGGGTGGGGGTGTTTTATCCGAAATCGACATCCACTTCCTTATATTCCATGTGCTCTCTTGCTCTTTCCTTTCCTCGGGGTAATTTAATCCCCACGGCCAAGGTGCGGAAAGCATCGGCACCGTGAGAAGCACTATCATGAACAGGTGTCTTCTTGAATGTGTTCTTCTGAGCATCAAATTCCTTATGGTAATCTTGGAGGTGCTTCAACCCTTGGGCACAGGCCGTCTGGCTGAACCAACACTGCGGCAATATCTGGCGACACGCCTCGATGCCATCTGTTATGGCAAGTTTCTTAACTTGGGTAAAGCGGATGCCGAGACTTCGGGCAGTCTCCAATCGTGACCGACCCGTTCCAAGCTCACGGACAGCGATGTCGTGTGGTGCGTAGTGCTTCCCGTAGGCAATATCGTTAATGGTGGCAAATCTATCCAGCTCACGGGCATAGTGCTGCAAGCCTTCTCCTGAGTTCTCATAGTAATGAATCAATCTGATCTCTTTGTGGTGTTGTTGGAAAAACCAAATCGTAGTGCTGTCGTCCATGCCCAAATCCCAAGCCGTGTGAACAGGTAACGCTGGGTCAGGTGGAATATTCTGCACAATCTGCTCCTTTTTGTAGAGCTTACTGATGATCTCACCATAATAGGCCCCTTCGACGGGGGTGTCGAAGCTGGTCATGAACTCCGACTGGAACTTCGCCTCATTGTTCATCTCATCCCGCTCCGTTTTGAGCGCCTGTGGAGAAATGGCCTTGGTGTCAATAGCACTGAGGTGACTAGAGAACCAATCCATGTTGCTCTGCGCCTTCTTGAGCATGTGGTAGAAGTGGTTCTGGCCACGGG